TCATGCGCTCTGCGTCCTGCTCGGTCGGCTCGGTGTCGGTGCCGTCATCGGCCTTGTACTTGTCAACAAGCCCCTGAAGCTCGTTAAGCAGGTCATCCATAGTCAGTTCGTCCATTGTCCTAAACCTTTCTGCTCTTGGCGATTGCCAGTGTTGCCCTAGCGATTGCAAGGGCGCTCTTACGGCGCGCAAGCTCCTTGCGCGACTGCTCAATCACTCCGTTGAGCAGGTTTCTTGCTGAAATCTCCGTATTGGGGTCAGCCGGAAGGCTCACCGCCGACACGTCGAAAACCTTTTTGACGCGCGTAATGGTCGTGGTGTGCGTGTCCCGGTCGTATTCGTCAGCGCCCACGCTGAAAGCCCACGACATGCGCGTGATAAGGCCGTTAGTAATCTCTTCGTAAAGGTCGCGCGCGGCCTGAGAGCCGCTAAGGTCTGCCGCGAAGAATAGCCCGTGCTTGTCAGGCTCGACAATGAGCGTGTTGTTGCTCATGCGCGCAAGCACCTTGCCCGTATGGTCGTACTGCATGATAACGTCGCTCATGTCCGCGCCGTCGAAAGCGCCGGGGTCGATGATCTCGCGATACTCGTTGCCGTCACAGTCGGTGAAAAGCACGTATGGGTCGTTGAATGTCGATGCGTAGCCCTCGACGTAGTAATCGGTGTCAAAGCGCTTGTTCGCGCTTCCGTCAGCCGTCCGCACGTTGAGCGGCACGGCAAGGGAACGGTATTGCCGCTCACTCGGTTTCGCTGGCATCGTCTACCTCCTTGTTGGTTCCAACGCCGCTGCTCGCGTCGATAGCGGCTATCTTTGCGTTCGTCTGCGCGGCTTGCGCCGCCTGTTCCGCCGTGTGCTCGCTGATGAGCGCAAGGTCGATGTACTCGCCGCGTATGACATGGCGCTCGCCGCCGTCGTAGTGCGGCGATTGGAAAACATCGGCGACCTGATTGCCGTTCCAGATGCCACGGTCGAAGAGCGCGACCGAGACGTTAAGCTTCGTCGTGTTGCTGGCGAACTCTAGTCGGTTCGCGCTGAACATGATTGAGTTTCCGTGCGCTATCTCGTTCGCCGTGTACGTCATGGAGGTGATAACGAAGCCGAGCTGAACAGCGAACGGCTCGATGCGTCCTTCGTAGTAGCTGTTGAAGGTGTCTTCGTCCGCGCAGTTCGTGACGATATCCTCATTGGAGCCGAAGAATCGGTAAGCGCTCTTCTCGATTCGCTCCATCTGCGCCGCATCGACCGTGTAACTGTTCGGCGTTATCTGCTGCACGTCTGAAAACAGCTTGTCATATACGGCGATGCCGCCCGCGTTGTCTGCGGAAAGCTGAGCGTTGAACGCCTTGCGCGCCTTCTCTTGGTCGCCCTCGTTGCGGTTCTGGCTGAGCTTGCCGATGAACCGCACCGCCGCGCCCTGATTGATAGCCGACTGTTCGGCTTCGTTCTGCGCGTGCATCAGCTCCAACGTCGGCTGAAGAACGTTCGTTCCGTCGCCGAACAAATCGCTTTGGTACTGGTGGCGCGTCATAACGCCCACGCGCGACCACTCTACAAGCACGCTGTCGCCGGTCGGAAACGTGAGCTTCAGCCAAAGATCGCCGTCAACGTCGTATGCTTCGCACTGGCTCGGAAGAACGGGGTAATAGCCCGTTATAGTGGTGCCGTCTCCCGCGTCTATCGGGATGATGAGCGCCGTGTCATTCACCTGAAGAATCGTCCAAACGCGCTTGATGAACTGCGGCGTTGTCATCCAAGGGTTAGGCTGCTGTCGCAGCGCTCGCGCAGCCGTCGGCTGAGCCGTGCCCGATACTTCGGGCTTCAGCTTGCTTGCGTGGTCTGCGCCGCTCTCGATGATGCTGCGCGTAAGCTCGGCTTCGTAAAGACCGCCCTGCCATGTCGTGAACGACGGAGCATAGGCCGTGAACGTGGAGAAATAGCCGTTAACAGCTTGCATCTGCGGACGGTGGAACACCGCATCGAAGAGCGAGCGCACGAACGGTTGTGATCTGCTCAACTCTAACCTCCTATCATCGCGCGGTAATCGTCCGCAATGTTCTTCATCGCAATGAACGCGTCGCACTCAGCCGCCCAAGCGTCTATGCGGTTGCGCGGGTCTTGGTTCTTCTTGTCCGGCTGAATGTTTCCGTTCACGTCGGTTCGAATGGCGACGTTCGAACGGCACCATTCGGCAATCGGGTTGGCGTTGTCCACGATGCGTCCTTCCTTGTAGAGCGCCCGAAGCTCCTTCATCGGCATTGACAGCGTTTGCGCTCCCTGAATGACCTTTTGCAGGTTGTCAGCGCCGAAATAGTCTTCGTATGCTTCCACGGTCGGCACATCGCGCATGTGCCACGGGTCGTATCCGCATGCTACGGCATAGATTCCGTACTTGTCTTGAACTTCCGCCACCCAATCCAGAACGTCGCGCTTGTCCATGATGGGCGTTTCGCACGTTCGCATAAGCCCGCGCGCAATCCACGCATCGTAAGGCACACCATCGCGACCGCCGCGCCGCCCCTCGCGCTCTGCTTGCTCCAAAGCGCGAAGCGGAATCCACGCCATATGAAGCGCGTAGATGTTCGGGTCGTTCGGTCGCTGCATCAGAAGGCAAGCGGCGGTAAGGTCGGTCGTGTCCGCCGCGTCAACGCCAAGAACGGCATACGTAAAGGTTCCGTCGCCGGGGTCGAATGTCGCTTCGTTGTGTATCTCAGCCCACGTCAACCAAGCCTGAGACTGGTTTTCAATGAGGTTGAAATCCTTAACAAGCAGCGTGGGAAGGTATGTCGCATCATCCTTAGCCTTGGAAACGTTCTGCCGAAGAGCCGAAAGCGATTTGATCGTGCCAAGGCCGGGGTTCGCCTTAATCCAAGCGCTTTCGTCTTCCCATTCCTCGCGCTCGTCAAGCTCGAAAATGAACGCGATGAAACGCTCCGCCTTCTCGCCGGTCGCCTTGCCGTCAAGCCATTTGGTCGCGTACTCGTATTGCGCATCGAAGATGCTGTTTCGCACGAAACCGTTAGTCGTGATCTCCAACACGAGCGGCTGGCGGCGCGCAGACGTTCCCTGCATCGTCAGGTCGTAAAGGTCGCGGTTCTTCATCGCGGCCAGCTCGTCCACGATTGCGCCGGAAATGTCCAAGCCGTCAAGATGGTTCGTGTTTGCGCTCAGAGCGCGGATGCTGCCCATGTTCAGATCGCAGTACAAGTCTGCAACCCTCTTGCGGATGTGCTTAGCGAGCGCGGGGCTGGTCTGCACCATGCGCCATGCGTTGTTGAAGCCTTTAGCCGCCTGATCGCGCGCGGTTGCTACGTTATAGACCTCCGGCGCGCCTTCATCGTCGTTGACGAGCAAGTCAAGCTCTATCGCAGACGCAAGCGCGGTCTTTCCGTTCTTGCGCCCCATAATCCAGAGCACTTCGCGGTACTGCCGCACGCCCTCAGCGTCAACGAATCCGAAAACGACGGACAGAATGGCGCGTTGGAAAAGCTCTAGCTTGAAATCGTGCCCCAAGCGCCCGGACGGTAGGCGGCAGAAGCTTTCGATGAAGCGAACATGCTTCTGCGCGTATTCCTCGCGGTAGTGGTACGGATAGAGCGGGTCGGTGTTGTCCATGCCCTGAAGCACGATAGCGGCAACCTGCTTCATCTTGCCGCATGCGGTTATATCGCCGCGCAGGATGCCGCCGAAGTAGTCACGTATGGCGCACTCGCACGAACCATACTTGCCGGTCGCTCTAACCGAACCGCGTTTCATTGATGAAGTCAATGAGCGCGTCGGCAGCGGCGGTGCCGTTCGGCATCATGTCGGTAAGCTGCTTCACGCCGCGCGAAAACGTAGTGAACAGCTTGTTGTATGCACTGAATCCGGGGTGCTCGCGCAGCCCGGTTTGCCCGCCGCCGTTGTCATACTCGGTGAAGATATCTTCGTAGAGCAGATCGGCGCGGGCATCGTCAAGCTTGACCTTCAGAAAAGCGAGGTTCGCAAGCAGCGGCATGACGGTTTTTCGCTTCTCGTCGGGGATAGCGCCCTTGGTGATCTCGCGCAGCTTTCGAAGCTCACTCTCTACGCGCTTCTCCTTGGCAACTCTCCGCTTCGGCGGGCTATTCCCCGCGACTGCGGGCGAAACTTTCGAAGTATTGCCTACTTTTGCCGTCATCGCAAGACCACCCCCTTTCGAAAATCCGTCACGCGCAAGAAATTATCTCCCGGCGTTGGTGCCCTAGGCACCACCTGCGTTTTTCAGACCGGGGGGATTGTCTCGCGGGTTTACCTGCGGTTTTGCGTCCGCTTTCTCGCGGTCGCCCTGTGTTGTGTCGCGTTTGTGTGTCACTCGCCAAGTGATATCAAATTGCCGTCGCTGTCGAAGGCCAGCCCTTGCCTTGTCGAACCCTGCCTTATCCAACCATGCACCTTCTTATGGCATCGGTCGCATAGGCTAACAAGGTTGCTTGGGTCGGTCGCAATGCTTGGGTCGCTGATGTTCGCTGGCGTAAGCTCGATGATGTGATGCACCATGACTGCGGGCGTGATCTCTCCCTGCTGCAAGCAGTGCTGGCATAGGTGAGCGTCACGCGTCAATGCCGCGTCTCTGGCGCGTTCCCAATCGGCGGAAGCGTAGAAGGCGCGCGAGAAGTCCTTAGCCATGCGCACCCCCAAACAAAAAGGCCACGAGCGCTGCCGCCCGTGGCCTTACCTAATCCACCGTACCGAATTTTAGCAGAATGCGGAAAGTGAACGCAAGTGCCAATCTTAGGCGTTCTTCAATTTCGCCCATCCTACGCGGTCGATGTAGGCGAAGCCAGCCTTGCATAGTTCGCGGCACCATTGCTGCGAGCACTGCATAATGTCCGCTATCTCCGCCCATTCCTGCGCCTGAAGGTAGCCCATGCAGATTGCGTCGGCGTATCTGGTGCCTTTGAGCTTGGCAAGCCCACCGCGTCCGTCTTGCCCGTAAAGCAGTTCGCACGCTTCTTCAATCATTCCTTGCGCGTCGCTGATTCGCCGCTGCAACCTGTCTTCGAAGTCGATACGCTGCAATATCGAGAGTGACCCATCGGAAACCTCACCGCCCCCGCGCCCCTCCGTGTAGCTCTGCGCCTTGGCACCTTCTTTGGCCTTCATGCGTTCGAGCATATCCCGCGCCTTATCGGTCTTCACCACCTCGGCGCGGATACCCTCGAAATACTCCTTGGCTTTCAAGATCGCGTCACCTACTCAACGCCCGAGCTTCCGAAGCCGCCCGCGCCGCGCTCGGTGTCGCTCAGCTCATCGACCGGCACAAGCTCGCACGGCACGTAAGGCATCACGACAAGCTGGCAGACGCGTGTTCCCGCTTCGAGCGTTACCGTCTCGTAGCTCTGGTTGATGAGAGCCGCGCAGACCTCGCCGCGATATCCGCTGTCGATAACGCCAACGCTATTCGAAAGCGTGATACCCTGCTTTGCCGCAAGGCCGCTGCGCGGGAACACAAGCCCCACGCAACCGCTCGGAATCTCGACGGCAAGGCCGCAACCGACAACGCACTTCTGCATCGGTTCGAGCGTGACAGTCTCGGTAATGCGAAGGTCAAGCCCAGCATCGCCCTCATGCGCATAGCGCGGCATCTCGATTCCCTCATTGACCTTCTTAGCGCGAAGCTTCCTGCCAATCATTAGCGCACCCCCAGAACATGACGCGTGACGCGCACGCTTCCAGCCTTAACCCACTTGCCACCGTAAGTCTGACCCTTCGGGCGGATAACAACCTTGTTGCGGTGGCTCATCGCGACAACTTGAAATTCGCTGCCCTCATGCTCCACCGTGTCGTTTAGGAAAACGAGCTTACCCGCCGAATCGACCGGGAACGAAGCGGCGCTGGCGTATGCCGCGACCTCCGGCACGAGAACGACATAAACGGGCTGCTTGATCTCTGCGCCATTCTTCTTGATTCCGAACATCCTTCTTCCTCCTAAAACGGTATGTCATCGTCGTAAACGTCAGGCATCGCAGGTTGCACCGGTTGGGCGGGCGAAGGGGCGCCGGTAGCCATCGCAAGGCCGGGTGCGGCGGCGTTCGCCGATGCTGGCGCTGCTTGCTGCTCGCGCTTGTACTGCATCAGCTCGACATCATCGACGCGCACCTCCCAGCGCTTGATGCGCTGACCGTCGCGCTCGTAGCTGTGCGTGCGGATGTGACCGAGCAGAGAGATTTTCGCGCCCTTCTGAAGCCATGGCGCAAGCGATTCGGCGCGCTTGCCGAACATGCAGCAGTCAACCCAGTTCGTGTAGTCTCCCCATTCGCCGTCGCCCTTCTGCACGCGCTCGTTCACCGCGAGCGAGAACGAAACGACAGGCGCGCCGCCCTTCGTATAGCGCAGCTCTGCATCTGCTCCAAGATTTCCAGAAAGCGTGATCTTGTTTAGGCTCACTTCGAACCCTCCTTGATATTTCGTTCAATCATTTCAAGCCGCGCAATAATGGCGAAAGTGTTTCCGAGCACAAAGCAACCAAGCATCACGTCTGTTTCTTCCGCCACGAACAGACCGACAAACAGGGCTGCGACTGCCAGAACGTACATGAAGACTGCTCTAATCATGAAAACGCCTCCACAAGCGCTGCACGCTGGTTTGCCCCAAGTCCCTTGATTCGCCTAGATTCGGCGATGTGCAACCGCTTCATGGTCTGCTGCGTGCGGGCGAATCCGTAGCCCGGTACGGCCTTTATGAGCGTGAAAACCTTCATCCGCGAAACGGCCTCGTCTTCGAGAGCCATGTTGAGAACGTCAACGACGCTGTAAGAGCCATCGGCAACGCTCTTCAGGATTGCAGCCCTGCGCTGGCGCGCAGCCTTTGCCTTTTCGAGGTTTTCGCGGCGCTGCTCAGTTGTCAGAATTGGAATCATCTTCGTAGCCTTCCTTCTCGTAGGTGATGTACTCGGTTCCGTGCGTCAGAGTGACGGGCGGCGTGTAGTCCTTCAGGGCATCGTCAACGCTCTGCGTCATGAGCTTGCGTTTGAGCCGTGCCCAGTCATCGTCGTTAAGCTCAATGGTCTTCATCGCACCTCATTTCTTCGTGACGCGGTAGGTGCCGGAAACCCGAATCGCCTTCAGTGACTTCAAGACGTGCTCCGCGTGCTCCTTGCCAACGATGGTCAGCGTTTGGGCGGGAATCGTGATCTCGTAGACCGTCTGCGCTTCCTGCTTCTCGCGCTCCCACATCCGCTTTAGGGCGGCTTCGGTCTTAGCCAACGTCGCTTGCATTTCCTTGCTTAGCTTCGGCGCGTCAGGCTTGAAATCGAACGTTTGCGGCTCCACTGGCACCCTCCCTTCTCACGATTGCCTGATAATTACTTCTTATCTGGCACGGGCTGTCTAAACCCGAACCGAAAGCGGCGGTTTATCTCGCGTTTCGTCCTCGGTCGCCGCGATGCCCGAAAACGGCGTTTTGGTTCACCTTTGGCACACCTCCTAACCCGCCGCGCGGCGCTTCGCTTCGCTGAAGAGCTGAGCCGCCGCCGCGTCTCGTCCGGGCATCAGGTGGCCGTAGATTCGAAGCGTCGTTGCTTCGTCCGCGTGCCCCATGCGCTCCGATAGCGTCTTCAGGTCGCAGCCGTTGGCGATAAGCCACGAAGCGTGCGTGTGACGCAAGCTGTGAAACGTGATCTCTCGCGGCAGTCCGCATGCGTCGCGTATGCGGCTGAAAGCCCGTGAAATCGTCGTTGGGCGCATATATGAGCCGTCTAGCGTCACCAGTGGGCAATCTGCGCCCAAACGCCCCAGAACGGCGCTCTGAAGCTTCGTGAAGGCATCAATGACCGCGATATCGTCTTGCGTGAGCGCGATGTTGCGGCACTTTCGGCCTTTGGTGACGTTGCGGCGATAAGGCTTCTTGCCCTTGCCCTCAATGACGTTGCCGCCGACATGGACGTAAGACAGGGCGCGCTTAACGTCGATGCGCTGCACCGCGCAGACCTCGCCAACGCGCATGCCGGTAACGAGCGACAGCCACGAAGCGAAGGCGTAGACGGCGGCGCGGTAATCGGCCTTCGTCTTTATCTCCTTGCTAAGCGCGCCCTCTAGCTTCTCGTTGAAGCCCTCGAAGTCCCATTCGGTGAGCGCCGAAGCTTCGTGCCGTTCCGGCGATGGTTTGGCGACGTACACCAGCGGGTTAGCGTCGCAGATTCCAGCGTCTACGAAGTGGTTATAAGCGCCGCGCAAGAAGTTGTGGACGTTGATAACGCTATTGCGACAAAGCCCTTGCCCTCCTTCGTCCTTTGCCATGAGCAAGCGTTGCTCAAATCGGTTGAAGTCCATAACGCCAAGATCGCGTGCGTTTGCGGTCTTCAGATAACGTGCGACGTAGCGGCAGAACAGCCGATAGCTCTTAATGCTGTTCGGGCTTGCGCCGTTGCGCTCCCTCAGTTGCACGTAGTCTTCGAGCAAATCGGTCAAGCGGGCGCTTCTAACCGTTCCGTCAGCCGTCACGTAAGCCGCCCACGTCTCAGCGAGGGCTTGCGCTTCCTCTTCGGTCGCCGCATTCGGAAACCGCTTGTAAGGGCGAATCGCCTTGCCGTCGATGCTGCGCCCAAGGTACAACCGGCACTCGAAAACGCCATCTGCACCGCGCTTGACCTTAACGCCCATCATGACCACTCGCAGTTTTCACGAATCCGCGAAGGGCAGTTATCGTCGTGGCAGTCCGCGCAATCCAACGGCTCTTTCCTGATGTGTAACTCAACGATTCGGTACTTCAGAGAAAATCGGATGAGCAGCAGCAGGGCATGAGCAAGCGAGTTGGTAAATTGACCGTCCCAGAACGGGCAAAGTCCGCTCATCGCGCCGCGAACCTCGTACTTGCCGCCCATGCTACTTGCCAACCTTCATGAACGCGCGCATAACGCAGGTGAGCGCGAACACGACGAACACGGCAAAGGCGATAAGCCCGAAACCAGCGCCGAAGAACACGCCAACCGCGATGCTCACAACGAGCGCCAGAATGGAAAACAGGACGATTGCGGCGCATCCGTATGCGCCCTGCTCGATCTCTCTATCTTCTTTCAGCATGTGAAACCTCCTAAAACGTGAGCGCTATAAGCGCGAGAAACACTAGAAACAGCGCGATTGCCAGAAGCGCTTGATAAGCCCAGTAGCAGACGCACCAGAACGCGGCTACGGTCGCGGCGGTGGCAATGGCGCAAAGTACGATCTGATAGCGCTTCACTTCTTGCCTTCCGTCTCGGCAATCAGGTAGTCGATGCACTGCTTGCACTTCTGCAAGTCCTGAACGCCGTTCTTGCGCCGCCAGCGCCAAAGGTATTTGAAGGCACAGCCCCACCAGTAGGCAGATTGGGCGGGCAAGGCGTACTGGTCGCCGCTCATCATCGAGCGCATAGCGTCCATGCACTCAATCTTGCCGTCTCCCGCGTAGTGGTCGGGATGCTCTACGGCGTTGCCCTGCTGCTTCAGCTCGGCAAGGCTCTTTGCGTTCTTAGTCTCAATCATCGGCTTGACCCCCCCATGACAACGCGAGCACCGCAATTTGGGCAGAACTTGAAGTAGGGCTTGTATGGCGGCTCATCATCGAACCAGCCCATGTCGCCAAACATCATTTCGAAGCCGCACGCTGAGCACTCGAACGTTCCGCAATCCTCCGCAGGGTCGTTCGTCTCTATCTCTTCGTCGTTATCATCGAAGCGTGTTTCGTACTCTGTCGGGTGGTAGGTGCAAGTCTCTTGCGGAACGTAGCGCTGACCGTCGCACTCGATAGCATCGGGGCACCCTTGCGGTTCGAGAAGGCGAAGCACCTTCAGATCGTCGGCCTTTGCTCCAAGCATCAAAAACACCTCGTTTCGTGTCGTTGTGGAAAACTCTGTTGAAAACCTGTTGAAAGCTTCTTCGTTGGCGCTCGAATGAGCCGCACAAAACAAGACCGCAAAGAGAAGAAGCAAGAGAAGAAACCTTGCTTGTAGGGTTGACTAACAAGCAAGTACGGTGGGTTTTGGTTTTGGTTCAAGGAACCAAAACCCACCTTGTCTTGTTTTGTATTGTTTTGTTTTATGGTTAGGCGACCATTTGCGAGTGGGTTTAGCACACCTAAAACCACTGGTTTTGCCTTGGGTTTGGCAAACATGCTTTTACACCTCCTGACCTGCTGAATTGTTGTTCTGTGAGTTCTTGCGCGGTCTTCCGCCCTTGCGCCCGTTGGCGCGTTGGCGACCGAAATAAAGCGCGTTTTTGAGCATGCGAAAGTTCGTCAAGAAGCCGTCTTCGTCTCGTTCGAGCAACCCTATATCCAACAGCTCTTCGACAAAGGATTTGCAATCTTCAATCGCCATGTACTCATCGAACGCGCCAGACTGTCCGAAGCCCAGAACGCCCGCGAGAATAAGCGCGTCTTCCTCCGTCTCGAAAGCGATACGGTGCCCCTTGGTAGCCGCCAGATATTCGCAGAGCCGCCACCAGCGCCCGTAGCCGTCATAGCCCCGGCGATGAATGAGCCGTTGGCACTTCACATCTTGCGATGCGTTGGAATCGTGCGAGAAGAAGGCCATAGGCTCTTGCGCAGCGGTCGTTTCCTCCCGTGTAGGCATGTAGTCACCTCCTAACCGTCTTCCTCGTCGCAGATCACGTCTGGCGCGCCCTGCTGGTGCCATCCGTCCCATACGCAGTGCCCCACTTCGCGGCAGTTCGTCCAAACGTCGCGCCCAACGAACGTGCAGCACGTCTTGCCGCGATGCCGCATGCTTTCGAACTCGCATGCTTCGGGGTCTGGCATGGACGGTTCGCCGAAATCGAGCGGCAAGGTTTCCTGCGCGCTATTCCTCTTCATCGCTTGAAATGTCGTAGGCAATCGAGCTGCCAACGTAGGTGAGCAGCTTTTGCATGTGCTTAACGGTGCTCGGCTCGGGCTTCGCGTCATCTTCAAACAGGGTGTCAACCCATGCGAGGGTGCCGCGAACGATTGCGAGCGTCGCGCCCATATCCACGTCGAATCCCTCGCCGGTCTTGGGATTGATAAGCGACATGCTGCCGTTGAGGGCGAAAGTGCCAGCGCCGACCTTGGCGATAGTCTCGGTAATCTCTTTACGCTTCATCTTTCTTCTCCTTGTCAAACATGGATGTTCTAAGCTCGATGCGAAGCTTCGGGTTGCGTTCGAGCAGCCAGCGAGCGAGCAAAGAGCTATCGCTGTTGTTGATTCCGTAGGTGTGTTCGTTGCCCTGATCGTCAACGAAGGGCACGCCAACGAGCTTCGTAGTGCCCTCATAGCGCTGCTTTTCGATGAGGTACTTAGTGGAGACGCGAAGCCCGCGAGCGTCGATTGCGAGCGCTGTAAGCTCTATCTCGCGAAGCGCCTTCGGGTTCTTCTCGCACCACTCTTCGAACAGGTAACGCCGATCGGCGACCTTTAGCGGCATCGAGTAGACGCGCTGGCGCTCTTCGCGCATGACCTTTTCGAGCGGCTGCGCGTAGTTATCGGTGTCCATGGCGCGGGCACCTCGCTTCGCGGCTCATGACGCGCCGCAAGGCCGCTTCTGCTTCCGCCTTGCTCGCCGATGGTGCTACGGGTAGCATCTGGCGGCGGTAGACCCTGCCGATGCCCCGGTTTTCCGGCGTGCTCGCGTCTTCCTCTATGCGCGCCATCCAGAAGCCCGCGTTGTCGCGGTAAACTTCGGCCTTCATGACCACATCACGCGCCAGAGAGCGCGCCCAACCACGACGTAGAGCGGAACGAGAAGCCACCAGCCTACGCTTTCGCATAGCCAGAACAGCGCGTTGCACGCAAGCGCCGGGATGATTCCCGACATGGTAAGAGCCGCGAGCGCATACAATCCCCAGCGCTGCCAGCGCGGCATGCGCGCTATACTGTCTTCTGTCAATTGGTAAGCCCCATTTGACGCGCCCGTTCGGTGCTGCAACACCGGGCGGGCATCTTTCTTCGCAGCAACCACGCGATAACGAGAGCCGCAATCGCGCGGTAGAACTGACGTTGCGCGGCATCTAGGCCGCACGGTTCGCGCATCCGTAAAACCACCCCCAAAACCACCGGTTCTAATGTCGGTTTTCATTCTTGGAAACCTCCGTTTTCTTGACGGGTTCCGCAATGCTCTTTCCCATCCAGAAGCCCAGCGCGCCGATTCCGAAGAGCCAGACAATGAACGTCGGAACGCCCATCGGGCTTAGCAGGGCAATGACGATAAGAGCGATGCCAAGAGCGAGCATTAGGCCGTCTCCTTCCACCCCATAAGCTCGTTAGGGCTTTTGCGCACGACGCGACAGATAGCAATGATCTTGTCAGCGCCCGGCGTATAGCCCTCTCCGCTCTCGTACTTCACGATTGCGTCTTTGGACACGCCGACAGCCTTAGCAAGCTCTTCCTGCGACATGTCGAGCGCCGCGCGGGCGGCTCGAAGATTCGCAGCGAAGACTTCCTTATTGAATCCCATGCTTGTTCACCTCCTTCACCAATAAGTGCTAACCACGTTAGCAACTGTAACGGAACGATAGACAAGCAGAGTAACTATGTCAAGTGAAAACAAACAATTTCGTTGTGAATTAGCTAACTACGTTGTACTATGCACTTGTACGAATAGCGAAGGAGGGTAGCGGTGAACGTCCAACTTATGAGGTTGCGCAAAGCGGCGGACTACTCAAACAGGGATGATTTCGCGAAGAAGATTGGTGTAAACAAATACACCTATCGTTCTTGGGAATCTGGCGCGGCAATGATGAACGCTGAACAGGTATGGAATTGCGCCGTTGCCCTAGGCTGCACGCCAAACGACATTCTCGGCTGGTACGAAGACCACCCGCGCGAGGATAGCGGCGAGCGTCTAACGTCTGAAGAGCGTGAGATCGTAGGTTGCTATCGCGAGAGCACGCCGCAATGGAGACAGAACATAGCCATGACTGCCCGCGCTGCTGCGGGCGAATCTAAAGAGACTGCCAAACGTTATCTACCTGCAACCGAAGAGCGGGCGGCGGTATAGGAATGATTGACCTATTGAACGCCTTGCTGCAATGGCTAGACCCAGCGTGGGTCGTTGACCAGTTCGGAGACGGCGACGGATTGCCATTCGTTCTGTGGACGGCAATTGCGCTAACCGTTGGTTTTACATCCGGTTTCTTCGCAAGCAAGAAGCTTTCTGGTTGGGTTTCGAAACGCACTATCGCCAAGGGATTCTCGCCGGACATAAAGAAAGCGGCGTTGGAAGCGCTTGATGCGTCGGGGCCAGTTGTCATAGGCGATAAGTTCGATGCCCTGCTTGCGTTTGAGCGGGAAGGACGCGGCGTGTTCTCTTTCGCGTTTCCTATTGATGATGTTTACGACACCGATACGTACCAGCTAACGTCGGAATGGAGATCGTACCTGAACAGGCATCGAAAGTACCTTGATTGAATCCTGGCATAGCCAGGGCGAAAACAAGCGTTATCTTTGTCGGCTCTATGCGTTTTAGCTGGTGATATTCGATTGTAAGGGGGATTTGAAAGACGAAAAGACGGCAACTTAATGTGCCGTTTTCAAAGAGAAACCCCGCGCGGGAACTTGGCGGAACGCGCGCGGGGATGGTCAAGAAGCAGGGCGCTTTACCGCGCTCGCTCTAAGGGGTGATTTTAGCATGGTCAAGAACCGCGCTGCCATATATGCGCGCTTCAGCTCGCACAATCAGCGCTCAGAGAGCATCGAGATACAAGTTGAGAACTCGCGCGCATACTGCGAGCGTGAGGGCTTGCAGGTCGTGCATGAATACTGCGACTACGCGCAGACGGGGCGAAACATCGACCGTGCCGAGTTCCAGCGGATGATGAACGATGCCCGACACGGGCTATTTGATTATGTGGTGATCTACAAGGTAACGCGAATCATGCGCAACCGCGATGAAATGTCGCTTGCGCGAATCATGCTCCGCAAGGCTGGCGTAGAAATCCTATACGCTGGCGAGGACATTTCCAGCGGGTCAAGCGGCGTTTTGCAGCTAGGCATGCTTGAAGTTCTCGCCGAGTATGAGAGCGCGCTTGATAGCGAGCGAATTAGAGACGGTATCCAGAAGAACGCCGAACGCTGCATGGCGAACGGGCGCACCATGTACGGGTGGGATATCGTAGAAGGCCGCTACGTAATCAATGAACGCGAAGCGTCCGTGCTTCGCAGGATGAAGAACATGCTGTTTGCCGGTAGCTCTGTCGCCGATATCGTGCGCGCCGTGAGCGCCGAGCGAAGCAAGCGCGGTGCCAAGTTCAATCAGGATACCGTCACGAAGCTTCTAAAGCGCGTCCAGAACGCGGGTGTATACAAGTACGCCGGTCATGAAGTGCCGGACGGGATGCCCGCCATCTGGTCGCAGGTCGAACAAGATATGATAGACAACATCCTTGGCGACCGTCACAAGCCGCGCCGCAAGATCAACTCAACGCTAGAGTTCCCATTGTCCGGCAAGCTCTACTGCGCAAAGTGCGGCGCTCCAATGGCGGGAACAAGCGGCACGTCATGCACTGGCGCGACATATCACTACTACAAGTGCCGGAAGTGCCGCCGAACCGTGCGGCGTGATCTCGTAGAAGACGTTGTTTGCGATATGACCCTGCAAGCTGTGGCGCGCGAAGACGTTAGGCGGCGCATAGCAAGCGGCATGATTGCGTTTCAAGCCGAGCAGCCGAAAGAGCAATCGAGAAGCTACGCGATAAAGAAGGAACTGAAGCGGATTGACCGCACCTTTGAACGCATCTGGCAAGCGATAGAAGACGGCATCGCGCCGCCCGGTGGTAGAGAGCGCACCGAAGAGCTGAAGCAACGCAAGAGCGAGCTTGAAGCCGAGCTGCGCATTGCCGAGAGAGAAGAAGCGTTCAATATCGGCGTTGACGAACTTATGCTGTGGCTCGATGATGCGGCAGAAAACCTAACGCCAGAAGTGATCTTGGGCACCTTCGTTCGATTCGCTGAAATCGACGGGAAGACGCTAAACGTCTACTTTGCCTTTGACCACTACGGCGATGATTTCAGGCCAAAACAGAAAAAGGCCGAACCATGCCCCGAAGGGCATAGTTCGACCAATTATCCTATGGTGGAGCTTATGAGAAAAACGGCGAACTCCACCAGTACCGCCACCCGCGCGGCTATCCAACTCGATACCTGCATTGTAAGGGTATCGAAAAACTGGTTTGTTGTCGTTGGAACGTGCCAGAAATAGCCATTTCCGGTGTTTGCAAAATACCAGATGGGCGGCTTGCTGTAAGCCCGTCTAACGCCAGAAAGCGGGGCACCCCTTGTCAGGGTGCCCCGCTTGAACGCTAATAAGAAAGCTTCTGGCCGGGGTAGATCGTATAAGGTGCCCCAATGCCGTTCTTGCTTGCGATGGTGTGCCAGTCGATGCCGAGCGAAGCGCCAATCTCGCTGAGCGTGTCGCCGCTCTTGACGGTGTAGACGCGCGAAGCGCCAACGCCAGCCCTCTGGTTGACGATTGCCTGAACCTCGCTGAAGCGGTCGCCCAGAACGTCGCTGCGCGTCGGCACAACGCCGAACATTCCGCGCTCCACATCGTCTGCGAGCTGAGAAGCGGAAGCGCCGTCAATGTAGTTGATGAGGTCTTGCACCTCTTGGTAACGGTCGCCGAGCTTTTCGCGGCGCTCATCGTCAACGCCATACTCGCCGCGCATGACAGCAGCCGCGAGGTCAAGCGTCGTGCCCTCCGGCGAAGGCTCGGCAGCCTCTGCGGGCGGAACGTCGGGCGCTGCCGCGCCGGACGGGTTGGCGAACTTGCCCCACGCTTCGCGCGTCATATAGGCGATATCGAGATCAAGCGGCGCGTTGAAGCCATCGAGACGGCCATTCGACGTGTACTGGTGGATTGCGCAGCTACCCCAAGCGCCGAAGCCGCCATCGGGAAGCCACGGCGAAGACTGGTAGCCGGTGCGGTTGTTGTTGGCGTACTGCGCAACCCATAGCGCGTGATTCGGCGCGATCTTCGACCAATCCTCTTCGGCGCAAACGCTACGGCTCATGTAGACGATGCAGCGAACGCCGGTTTGATCGTAGACGTAATCGAGGAACTGCTTTGCCTTGTCGGTGCCGATGCGCCCGTACATCTCGTAATCGAGAACGGGAATGCCGTTGCCGAAGTAGTTACGGCAGCTTGCGACGAAGTGCTTAGCCTGAGCGATGGGATCTTCTCCGTTCATGAAGTGATAGAAGCCCCAGAGCTTGCCGAGTTTGATAGCCTGCTGAATCCACGGGTCGCAGGTGTTGTGAACGATGGTGGTTCCCTCTGTCGCCTTGCAGATAACAAAATCGCAAGGCACCTGCGCGAGGTCAAGCCCGCGCTGGTAGTTAGAAATATCAATGCCGTTGAGTGCCATAGAAGCCCCCTCTGATGCAGTAGAAGTAATGAAAATCGACCTGCTCTAGCTCTTCGAGCGTGAAGGCGCGCGCTGAGTTCCCAGCGCTCGCCGGGTCGCGTATCCAGTAGCCGTCATCGTCTGCGCGCCAGATAAGCACGACGTGCCCGCCGTAGTCCCTATCGCCGAGCGTTCCGCTCATGCCAGCGAAGGCAAGCCACCCATCGGACACGTTTTGAAGGACGGGTGCGAGATCGTAAGAAATCGGCGTGCTCTCGATGCCGTATTCCGGGTAATGCTCGGCAATCCACGCGCAGAACTTGCCGGGGTCGTTAACGCCATCGGTAAGGCACGTGTCACCCACGAACGATGCGAGCGTGAGCGGCGTAATGTCCTGAAGCGTCATGTATTTGACAGCCATAGCCGCGCATGTAAGGCCGCAGCCGTGGTCGCCGATGGTTCCGCCCGCATAGGGTATGTAGTCCCATTGCGGGTCAGTCTGAAGCCATAGCGGCATGCTGTTACCCTCTGCAATCGGCCTATCGACCACGATTGCAAGGCGGTCTTCCTCAGCCGCCGCGTAGCCCTCTTCGCGCGCTTCAGCGAGCGCGCCCGCGTCGCTCTCGATATGGCCGACGATGAGCCAGCCGCAGAAGAGCATTGACGCGAGCGCGCCGGAAAGCACGAGGGCGACAGCCTTTAGCCTACTCATCGCGCTTCGGCTCGGTGTAGGTGAGCGCTTGCGCGGAATCGCCAACGCCCGCCGTGGTCGGGTCGGTCACGATGCCAAGAATCGCGAGCACGGCGAAAAGCGCGTTGATGATCGCGGCCAACTGCTCGTTCAGAACGCCGAAATCCCACTGGTAGCCGAACGGCGCGGCGACCACCTGCGCGAGCAGCAGGACGGCGGGAATGAGAGTCAGCCAGAACGTCTTGTTCTTGATACGTGCGGTGAAGTTAATCATTTCAGTTCTCCTTTTCATAGATGAGGTCTACGCGGTCGTAGATGTGATCGACCTTGTTTGCCATGTCGTGCGAGTGCTCGCGCGATTCCCTGATTTCGTCGTGCAGCGCCGCCGTGGAAGCCCTGAGAGATTCCACGGCGGCTTGCAGCCCTTCCGAAATGTTGTTGCTACGCTCCATCTGCGCAGCGATGCGGCCTTCCATTTCCGAGCGCTCGCGGTCGCGCTGTGCGCGCTCGTTGAGTTCGTCGCGCTTGCGCTCTTCGCGCTTCAGCCCTAGTTCTGCCTGCCGCGCCGCGTTTCGCTCTTCAAGCTCTGCCTTGCGCTCGTTGTTGCGCTGGTACTCGTTAAGCAGATGCTTTGCGAGTATTCCGAAACCGATAGCAACGAGGAACGCGAAGAACCATTCGGCACCGAAGGCCGCTGCATGGTCTAAAACGCTCTCCGCCACGTCAGCCCTCCGTCACCTCTCGCCAGACGGTTTCTGTGCCGACAGCCCCCGGCTCCCAGACGTTGTTTGCAACGAGGGATTCCCAGACCTTGCCGTTGTGCTTGACGCGGGCACCGAGCGGGTAGGGATTCGTAGAATCAGGCTGCACCCATTCGGGCACTTCCTCTGTCGGCGTGTCGGGCGTGCCAGCTTCAAGCACCTGTGCCCAAAGGCTCGGCGCTGCCGTGGGTGCCCAATCGGTCTGCGACGTGTGCGCCTGAAGGCAAACGTAAAGCTCGCCCTCATAGCTCACGCGCTCGCCCTCGGCGTAGGCGTGGCCGTTGCCGTCCCACGCGGCGAAGAGCGCGGCGGATCGGCTCGCCACGTCGGTTGAGAGAGACGGCGCTTGTGTCTTGTAAATCGCGATGATCGCGCGCACCATGCTCTCTTCGTCTTCGGTGAGTGCCATTTGTTGCCCCTTTCTCTCGGTAACGAAAAAGCCCCCGCGTCTGCGAGGGCTTTGGTACCTGATGGTGTGTGTTCGCTCTTAGCTGAAGAGCTGCTTATAGAGCGCGTCCATGCGCCTTACCGTCTCGTGAGCGTCAAGCCGCTTCATGCCTCCGCGCCACGATTGGTAAGACTGGTTGACTTGCTCGACGGTCATAACGCCGCGAGCGACCAGCGCCGCTTGCTTCTTAAGCTTGCGCCGCTGCCGTGTCACGGAAGAGCGGCAAGGGCGAACAACCACCTTTTCACCCTCGCCATATGAAAACCTCTTCTTCAGGAACACGAAGCCGCGCGACAGCTTCACTACGCGCGTCTTCTTGCGGTTGATGATGATTCCCAGATCGTCGCAGAGCGCTTCGATGCGCGAAAGCGCGTCCCAAAGCGTCTGCTTGTCAATCGCGATGCAATAGCTATCGTCCATGTAGCGACCGCTCGCGAGGATGCCCGGAAGCGAAAGCATCAGATGGTCTATCGGAGACGGCAAGGCCACCGCTAGAATCTGGTTCGGCTCGCTGCCAAGACCAAGCCCGCGCGCGCCGTGAGCGTCTATCTGGTCGCCCATGACGCGCTTAACGCGCTCATCGTCAATGGCTCTGTCGATGATGCGCTTGCAAGCGTCGTGGTCGATGTTCGCGAAATAGTCCGAGAAATCGACCTGCAAGATGTAGCCTTCCGCCCCGTGCTTTCGCCGGTGGGCTACAAGCTGACGCTTCATGCGCTTGATTGCGTACTCGGTGCCGCGCCCCTTCACGTTTGCGGCGCATCCCTCTGTCAGGGTAGGCCAGATCGCGGGTGCGAGCGCGTGACGGCTCAAAGACTTCTGTATCACGCGCTCCGAGAAGTGGATAGAGCAGATATGACGAAGCTTTCCGCGCTCGAAAAGGTCAAACTCGATGAAGCCGCGCCGGAAGTCAGCGCCCGTGAGCAGGTCGCGGCGCGCCCGCATGATGTTTGGCATGACGCGCCCCATGTAGCGCTGAACGCTTGCCTTCCATCGAACGCCCGCAGCAGCGCCGTTCGCCGCGCTGTATAGGTTATCGAGGTCTGCGACGGCTTCTAGCGTGCATCCTTCGATGCGCCTAACCCTATTCTCCGCGCGCTTGGCATCTCGCCTTGCGCGGCGTGCTGCGCGTCGCTCTTCAGAGTTCATGAGGGCACCCCGCGCGGCTTGCAGTCGGCATCCAGCAGCCGCTTGACGGTTGACCATGAAACGCGGTCGGAAGCCGAGAACCGCGCCATGCAAGCAGCGAACGGCAACCGTCGCGGGGTGCATATTTACGGGCGCATGCCCGATGGTCGCCCCTTCCTTCCTCAAATGCACGGCGCGCGGCGCTTACGGCCGCGCGGTCTGGCAAAGCTTGGGAATCACGGCAGCGGGCGTATCCAGTCGTTCGTCGGCGCGTTGTTGTTGGCATTGCCGTTGTTGTTGACATTGCACGCGTTGGACGCAGAACCACCCATGACAGACCGCAGCCACCAATTGACGCGACGATTTCCAAGGGACAACTCGCGAACATTTTACCCCTTTCCTATGAGTTTCACGCCAGCGCGAGCGCCCTTTATCAGCTTAATGTCGCTGTCGATTCGGTCTAGGATTCCTTCGAGCCGCGCGGCCTTGATGGGAAGCCCCATAGTCAGAAGGCTTTGCATGTCTTGGTAGAGCTGGTTTAGGTCTGCAAGCGCAAGCGTCATGTAGCGCTTCCGCTCATCGACGTTGCGCGGCGTGTTCGGATAGAATGCGTCGGCCTTAACCAGATTGAAGACAACGCTTCGCGCCGTCTCTGCCATAGGAACCGCGAAGATGAAGCGGTAGGATTTCGGAACGTCGCGCGACGTTACAAGGCGCGTCACGTCGTTTCTGATCGCAACCGCCGTGTTGAAATACTCGAAAGAGCTTAGGTTGCGGTTGCGCATGTATACGCCGCTCACTTCGCGGCACCTCCTAATCTGCGACGGTTAGGCGCATGCGCAAGGCATGCGCCAGCGCGGTACTGTGTACGGCTTATCAGCCTATGAGGAAGCACGGCAGCGGGCGCATCCAGTCGTCCGCCGGCGCGGTGTTGCTGGCATTGCCGTTGTTGCTGACATGGCACGCGTAGGACGCAGAACCACCCATGACAGACCGCAGCCACCAATTGACGCGACCGCCAGCGATGCGGCTTGCCGTGTCGCTGAAGATGGGGAACTGGCTATCGAAGCCGACAGAGTAGCCCTTGGTGCCCCATACCGGACAGCCGTAAACCTCCATCTCTGAGGGCGACCAGACCTTACCCAAGTCCGCCCAGCTCCAACCGCTCGATTCTGTGAGCTTTTCGCTCGAAGAATAGCGCTCTTCGAGAAGCACTCGCTGCGCCATGATCGCGTTCTGAAGCGCGGTCGGCAGCGCTGGCAGGAAGTCGTTGATTTCCCAGTCGTGCAGCTTCGAAACCAAGTAAGGGTGCTTTTCATCGGCGGTACCGTTGTTATCGTTCGTATCTCGCCACTGAAGGTAGCTGGTGTTTGATGCCTTGTCTCCGGTGACGCTCACGGGCGCGAGCGGCACCATGACGATATGGTGCCCCTTCGCTGTGTCGCCGCACTGGTAATAGTGGTCTATAGCGCCGATGCGGTAGCGCACCGTCTGCGACGGCACGTTAGCGCCCGCCGTGATGGGAACGTCGATGTAATCGCCGATGCGAAGACCGGCGAAGTTGGCGCTTCGAGCGCGGTTCCGAAGCCATGTGTAAACGTCGGTGCCCCCGATCTCGCTTGCGAAGACCGAAGCGAGCGAGCGACCGCCGTATGCGTTGATGATGTGCTGCCGGTCGTATTCCTCTGCGGTGGTGACGGCGTTTGCCGAGTTTCGCGCCGAAGTGTCCTTCAGGTTGTATGCCGTTCCGTTGATCGAGAACTTGGAAAGGTCAGCCATGGTACCCCCTTAGTTGAGCGTGGCCGTCTCGCCGCTCATGCTCGCCTGCGCGACCGTGAGCGTTTCGCCCGACAGCGCGCTTCGGCGGCTCGCGGGCATGTAGGCCGTTTCCTTGATAATCACGTAATCGTCTTGCAGCTCGGCGACGGCGGTAGCGAGCACCGCGTTAGCGTCGCGCAGCTCTTGCACCTCATCGTCAGAAGGCGGCTCGATAGCCGCTATGCTGTTTGCGATGTTCAAAGCGTTCTGAGCAGCAGCCGTGGCATCGTCCGCCGCGCCG